CAGACGTTGCGTACCTCCGACGCAAGCTTCACGAAGACTTTGCTGCTGCCCGCATCCGCTCTTCTGTAGCCGAAGTGCTAGTCAATGCTGCCGTGTTTGGTACGGGCATTGGCGAAGTGGTCGTGGAGGAAATGAAAGAGTATAAGCCTGCCACGCGTCCGCTAATGGAAGGCGATATGCAAGAGGTGGGCGTTAATGAAGTGTATCGCCCTATTGTAAAAATTAATCCGGTGCAGCCACGCAACTTCCTCATCGACCCGAACGCTACGTGCGTTAATAGTGCCATGGGTTGCGCCATTGACGAGTATGTATCGCGCCACGTTGTCGAAGAGCTGCAAGAATCTGGTGTGTATCGTGACAATGTGTATGTCGGCAGTGCTGCAGCAGACGAAGAGATTGAGCCAGACCCGGAAATCGACGTGCGCCCTCAAGACCGCGTGCGCCTCCTCAAGTATTACGGCAAAGTGCCGCGTGACCTGCTACTGTCTGAAGGCGTAACGGAAGACGAGATTGCAGAAAAAGGCGCATACGTCGAAGCTGTTATTGTCATTGCCAACGAGGGTGAGCTGCTTAAGGCCATTCCTTCGCCGTATATGTGTCAAGACCGGCCCATTGTAGCGTTCCAGTGGGACATTGTACCAAGTGTGTTTTGGGGACGAGGCGTATGCGAAAAAGCTTATATGTCACAAAAAGCCTTGGACGCGGAGCTAAGGGCACGCATCGACGCCCTCGCCCTTACTACGCATCCCATGATGGCCGTGGACGCAACGCGTATCCCGCGCGGCCATAAGCTTGAAGTTAGGCCGGGGCGTATGCTGCTGACGAACGGCGCGCCTAACGATTCCATTATGCCCTTTAAGTTTGGTCAGCTTGACCAAGTAACCTTTGCGCAAGGCGCACAGCTACAGCAAATGGTTAGTCAGGCTACGGGCGCCGCTGAGGCCAATGCCGGTACGGTGCAAAACGATGTCACCGCAGCGGGCATGTCCATGACGCAAGGCGCCATTGTCAAGCGCCAGAAGCGTACGCTAGTAAACTTCCAAGAGAACTTCCTTATCCCGTTTGTGCGCAAAGCAGCGCACCGTTACATGCAGTTTGATCCTGAGAACTATCCAGTCCGTGACTACCAATTCGTGTCGTTTAGCTCCCTTGGCGCTATGGCCCGTGAGTACGAAGTGGCGCAGCTTGCACAAATCTTGCAGATGGTGCCGCCAGAGTCTCCGGCGCACGGTGCGGTTATCAAGGGTATTATTGACCACTTGAACGTCACCAACCGCGACGAGTTGATTGCTGCCATTGAGGCAGGCAGCCAGCCCAACCCAGAAGCTCAACAAATGGCTATGGCGCAGCAGCAAGCGCAGATGGGTGTGCTGCAGGGTCAATTGCAGCTTCTTCAAGCACAGGCTGCTGAGTCGCAGTCTCGGGCCAACAAGTACAACACGGAAACGCAGCTTGCACCCACGGAACTTACGCTTAAGTACAGCGACCAGAACAACGACGGCGTTGCAGACAAAGACTTTGAACGCCGCGTGAAAATGGCAGAACTGTTGCTGAAAGAGCAAGAGCTTCGGAGCAAGCAGAACAGCGAAGCCGAAATGGCTAAGGCAAAAGCTGAAGCAGAGCTGATTCGACAGCTAACCGAAATGGGTGGCGCTGCCGCACAGGGAGGCGCTGAAGCGCCGCAAGCACCGCAGCAGGAGCAGTAAGCCATGGCCTCTGATCTAGCGTTACTTGCTCTTGTAAAGAAAATGGAGGGCTTCACGGGGCCTCAAGGCCCTGCTGGAGCGCCAGGACAACAAGGCCCTGCTGGTCCGTCTGGGCCACAAGGTCCGCAAGGGCCTGCCGGTAAGGACGGACGCGACGGCAAAGACGGAGCTGCAGGCCCACAAGGCCCGCAAGGACCACAAGGCCCACAAGGGCCAAGCGGAGAGGCTGGCGCTGACGGTCAGGACGGCATAGGCGTTGAGAGCGCCTACGTGGCCGCTGACGGGGCGTTAGTCTTTACCCTTACGGATGGTAGTGAGGTAGACGTAGGGCCGCTTAGCGGGCTTTCTGTGGAGGCTCAGGGCAATACGTACGTGCTGGGCCAGTCAAAAGGCAGCGGTACAGACCAAGCCACGTCTTTGCATTTAGAAGGTATGGTTGGGCCGATTGTATGGAACGAAACAGAAGGCGCTGTTGAGTTTCCGCTTAATGACGACGTAAGTTTAGAAGTAGGCCAAGAAGAAGTTTTGTATGTTAAAGCAAGCGAAGCTATTAGCTTAGGCGATGTAGTTATGTTTGCTGGTGCGCAAGGCGACCACTTGCTTATTCAAAAAGCTGATGTAACTGTAACAGGCTTTCGTCAAGAGTGGGTTATTGGCGTAGCGCAACAAGACTTTGCTAATAACGAGTTTGGTTATGTTGCTTCCTTTGGTAAGGTGCGGAACGTAGACACTAGTTCTTTTAGTGAAGGCGACTTGCTTTGGCTGTCGTCCACTACGCCCGGAGCGCTCACTAACGTAGAGCCCGCTAAGCCCGCATGCTCTGTGCTTGTCGCTGCTGTTACGCGTTCACATTTAACACAAGGCACTATTTTTGTACGGCTGTCTACTACAAAACGTGTTGACGAGCTGTGCAACGTATCAGCAGCTACGCCCAATGACGGCGACGTATTGGCTTGGGACGCAGCGCAAGGCATTTGGAAGCCCATTGCGCCTGTATTCCCGGCCCTTTATGGTGTAACCACCTACCCGTAACTTTACGTTTACACTAAGGAGTAACACATGAAAAACTATGGCTACAAGAAACCCGCTAAGAAAAAGAAGCCCGCCAACAAGCCTAAGCCCGCAAAGAGCAAGCGCCGTGGCTACTAAGAAAAAGTCTGGCGCTACGCCTAAGAACAAGGCGCTGTACGCTAAGGTTAAGGCAGAGGCTAAGCGTAAGTTTGACGTGTGGCCCTCTGCGTACGCTAGCGGCTGGCTAACCAAAGAGTATAAGAAACGCGGAGGCACCTATGCCTAATAAACCCAAGGGCGGTCTGACTAAGTGGTTTAAGGAAGACTGGCGCGACCTTAAGACTGGCAAGAAGTGTGGCCGTTCTGGTAAGGAAAAAGATAAGCGCCCGTATCCGTCATGCCGCCCAAAGGCCGTGGCAGACAAAATGACTGCCGCCGAAAAGCGCTCGTCTACCAAGCGCAAGACTAGCAGCAAGCCTATTAAGCATGCTGTTACGGCTTCTGGCCGTAGGAGGAAGCGCAATGCCAAGTAAGCGTACGCCCGCTAAGGGCAAAGCAAAAGTAAAAGTTACGTCTAGCGGTCGCAAGGTGTCGTACGGTCAGGCCGGTAAGGCTAAGGACGGCGGACCGCGTGTGCGCCCCGGCACGTCTAAAGGCGACGCCTACTGCGCCCGTAGCGCTGGACAAATGAAGAGCCACCCCAAAGCAGCTAAAGACCCCAACAGCCCGCTGCGCCTGTCGCGTAAGCGCTGGAAGTGCAGCGGCACTAAGAGCAGGAAGTAACATGGCTAAAGGTGTAAATCATTACTTTAAGGACGGCAAGGTGCATCGGGGCGGTACGCACAAAATGCCCGATGGTTCCATACACAGCGGCGCTAAACACGGCGCCAATAGCAAGCGACTATACCACTTTGGCGAATTGTCCAAAACGGCACAAGCTACCGCCCGTAAGTCACGGTCAAAATAAGGCTTGACATTCGCTGCAAAATGTGATAAAATATAGTCTATCTTTGAAGTAACCACAACGACTGGCCTCACGGAGACAACCATGTCACTTGTAACACAAGTAAAGTTTGACGAATTAGTTAAGAACACTACTTCCTACCTTCAGGATGTGTTCAGGCGTTTAGATGCTATTGAGGAAAAAGTTGACAAGTTACTGTCAGCTCCGCAGGCAACCACCCGTCGTAACACCACTAAGGAGAAAGTAGATGAGTAGTGAAGACCAAAAGTTTTTTGAAGATTGCCGCAGCCTGTTCCTTACGGATGGCTGGAAGCATTTCCAAAAAGAAATCAATGTAGCATTGCAGTCCATGAACCTTGGCGGTATTGATTCGTCCAACGAGTTCTGGAAAGCTAAAGGCCGCTGGGAAGCGCTGCTACAAATCGCTGGCTGGGAAAACGCAGTGCTTGCCGCAGAGCAGCAGGCGGAAGAGCCAGAAGAAGATGCGTAAAATCTTTGACGTGCAGTGTGAAAGCTGCGCAGAAGTAACTGAAGTGTTTGGTAGGGATAGCGACTCGTTCCGGTGCGGAGCCTGCGGTGCCCCTGCCAAACGCATCATTAGCCCTGTACGTTGCAAGCTTGAAGGAGTGACTGGGCATTTCCCTGGCGCTGCTATGAGGTGGCAACGAGAACACGAAAGGGCTGGAAGCAAAAACAGGTAGCCGTTACGCGGTCTGTTTCCAATAAGCCACCATCTGATAACCCGTAAGGGCCGGAGTTTAATAATGGCACGATTAGTAGACGCACCCGAAAACGAAGCTGTGGAGGCAACCGAAGAGCTTGGGAACCTTGACGAAATGGCAACGGAGCAAGCCGCAGAGCTTGACGTACAAGCTGCGGAAGCAGAACCGGAGCCGGTAGTCGAAGAGGAACAAGACGACGATCTCCCAGAAAAGTATAGGGGCAAAAGTGCATCCGAAATTGCGACGATGCACCGGGAGCTGGAGCAACGCTTAGGCCAGCAA